GCCCCCTCGACTCGGTGAAGTCGCTGACCCTCGCGGCGGCCAGCTCGACGACCAACCGCGTCGACTTGGTGATCGCCAGGGTGTACGACGACCTGAACCCAGCCATCGCGTCCGCGTCAGGTCTAAGGAAATTCGTCGTCGAGGTCTGGCAGGGCGACCCGGCGACGGGCACACCGAGCGTCCCGGTTCCGACGCCGACCGCCGGGTGGACGCCGCTCGCGGCTGTCACTGTCGCCAAGGGCGCGACCGCGCTCACCGCGGCCGACATCCGGGACCTGCGTGGCCCCGGCCTCACCGCACGCGGCGGGCTTCGCGCGCTCTACGGCGAGGACGCCCGTCCGACGTCGCCCGCGTTCCTGGAGGCGGGCGCGTATCCGGGCGACCAGCGGTGGGTGCAGGGGCCTGGGTTCCAGCACCAGGTCTGGTACGGCGGCGGCTCCGACGCCTCGAACTCCGGCTGGCGCGGCGTGTACAACTGCGTCAGGTACTACGCCGCCGCACCGCCGAGCGAGTTCATCTTCACGTCCGGATTCGGCGCGGCCCGCGAGATCTGCCGGGTCAACATCAGCGACCCTGGTGTGCCGTACTTCGTGTACCCGTCAGGACGCGCGGCCATCACCCTGTCGGCGAACTCCGCTGCCGACTTGCGGATGAACGTCGGCTCGATGGACGGCATAGACATCAACTGGACCAGGTTCAATTCCTACGGCACGTCCAGAGACACGATGTGCGTGCCCAACGCCGCGCCGATGCACTACGGCCCTCTGACGGGACCGCAGACGATCGTGCTCAGTTGCGGTATGCGCGACAACGCAAGCCAGTACTCCGGCTTCGGGTTCCGGGGCAACGACGTCGGCCAGAACGTGCTCAGCGCGCTGGTCTACCCCTCGACCGTGCAACCGCCAGCGGTGTGACCGACTGAGTCCTGAATGGAGGGTGATGGTCGCGGAGACGACCACCGGCACGCTGCTTGCCGACGTGACACCGCGCGACCTACCGTCGTTCTCGCGCAAGCTCACCGACCGGGGCCAGTGGACGGTCAACGTCATTCCGGACGACGCGGCAAACGCATCCTTGGACTTCCACGCGCTGACCGACGCCGGGCGGTTCACCTGGTTGATCCTGTGCGGCTCGGTGGTAGCGCAGGCCGGGCCGACGTTCAGCTACTCCTACGACGAGGGCACACGCACGCTCTCGGTCTCCGGCACCGGGCTCGCTGGCCTGTTCGACCGACGGGTGCTGCGCAACTTCGGGCCGTACACGGCGATCGTGAACCCTAGCGAAGACGTGACGATCTCGAACCGGAGCCTGCGGGGGATCGCGAGGGAGATCGTCGCCGTGAACCTCGCACAGAACGGCTACCAGCTCCCGATCGATCTGCCCGCGCCGGAGACCGGCACTCATACGCGGACGTACTACGGCTACGACCTCGCGATGATCTGGAGCCGCTTGCAGGACCTCTCCGGCGTGATCGGCGGACCGGAGTTGGACTTCTGGCCCTACCTTGTGCCGGGCGAGAACCGGCTCCGCTGGCAGATGCTCATCGGAAGCCCGCTGTTGGGCGACCAGCAGTCATCGGCGGTCTGGGACTACACAGGCGCGCTCTCGGCCATCGACGTCGATGTCAACGGCGCGGCGTCGCCCGCGACCCGCGTGTGGGTCAAAGGCTCTGGCAGCGAGCGCAGCATGCTCACCGGGTACGCCGAGGACCCGACGCTGATCAGCCTTGGGTTCCCGCCGACCGACTACGTCGACGGCGACCACACCTCGGTCACCGAGCCGAGCACCTTGCAGGACTACGCCACCGCGGACCTGGCGGCGTTCCGCACGCCGACCGAGACGTGGAAGTGCTCCGTCAGGATCGACGGCGCGACCGGTGCAGGGATCGAGGTCTCGCCAGCTCTCGGCGGCTGGAGCCTCGGCGACGCCCCGACCTTCGGCGTGAGCGGCCATCCCTGGATACCGGACGGCCAGTACCGACGGCGAATCCTGGGGTTCAGCAGTCAGGACGAAGCCTCGGTGCAACTCGATCTCCAGCCGACTCCGGCGGCCCTGTGATGCCGCAACCGCCCGGCAGCGGCACGCTGGCCGACCAGATCCGCGCGCTGGAGAACCGAATCGACGAGCTGAGCCGCGCGAAGCCGACGCCCTCGGCATGCGTGGTCCGCCTCGGCGGCGACGCGAGCCTGCCCGCCGGAATCGACACGTTCGCGCAGACCGGCTGGGTAGCCACCTACGACCCGCTGTCCCAGTTCGTCAGCGGCTCGACCGGCAACCCCTCCTACATCCTCGTGGCCCGAGCCGGGTACTACCGCGTCCACTTCCACAGTGCCGTCACTGGCGCGAACGCGGTAGCCGGGGCGAAAGTCACGCCCAACCACTCGACCAGCGTCACCAACTCCCTGGCAACCGACGGCGCGCAAATTCCCCAGCAAGGCTCCGACGGGGCCGTCCTTGACGCGCTGCGCTCGCGGGTCTACCTCAACGTCGGCGACAAGATCTACTGGTCGAACTGGTGCGCCGCCACCGCGACGCTGAAGGCATCGCTGTTCGGCGTCCCGACCGAGATGTTGCTCCAGTACGTGAGTTCCCAGTGACGACAGGGGGACGCTGACGTGCTACCCCGGCCGCTGGTCACCGCGCTCACCATCCTGATCAGCATCGCCTGGACAGGCAACGTCGTCGTCGGCTTCGTATCGCCCGATCGGCACGACCCGACCATCAACGCGATCTTCGCGATCGTCGTCGGGTCCATCTACGCGCTCGGCCACCGCAACACCGCCAAGGCCAAGCGTGCCCGCCAACGACTAGCCGAACTGATCGCCGGAGACACCCAGGAACCCACGCCTGACGAACAGGACAGCCCCGATGAGTGAGCTGTGGACCTACCTCACGGAATCGGCCGGATGGGCCGTGTTCGGGTTCGTCGTCGGATACCTCGTCGGCCGTGCCGCCCGCGACGCCCACCGCGTCGCGATCGCCATCACCACGGAGGACACCGTGACCGAACAGCATCCGCCCACGCCCCGCCGGCGTCTGCCGACTGGGCAGTTCGTCCTCGGCGTCGTCGTGGTTCTGCTCGGTGTCCTCACCGTTGTGCAGGGCATCGCGACCAACAACGCCACGCGCCAGATCACTGAGTGCCAGACGGCGTACAGCAACGGATTCGCCGACGCCCTCGATGCCAGGGCCAGCGCCACGACCGACGCCCAGAACGCACTCGACGAGCTGATGAAGACGCTGAGCCGCTACCTCGCCGACTCGCCAGTCCCGCCGGACAAGGTCCGCGCCGCCATCGGGGACTACCTCGCCAAGCGAGTGAAGGCCGAGACCGAGCGACAGCAGCACCCCTACCCGCCACCCCCGCGTGACCTGTGCAAGTGAAGGAGAGAAACGGATGACCGAACTCGGATCGCCCACCGACGAACCGACGGCTGCCACTGCGGCCGAGGAATCCCACGAGGACATCACAAAGTTCGTCGGCGAAGAAGCCGACGCCCCGGAAGACACCGGACGACCAGCAGACAAGGACGGTGACGCCTGATTGGCGTGGCGCCTCGCCAACGCGCTCGTAGATCTGCGCAACGAAGTGAACACCCGCTGGCCAAACCGAGATCGGTCCAGCGACGGCACGATCGGCGACGCTGCACACGCGAGCCGATCCAGTGACCACAACCCGTGGGTCAAGGACGCGGCGGGCGTCGGCGTCGTCCGCGCGGTCGACATCGACGTGGACGGCATCGATTCCGGCTGGCTCGCCGAGTACCTGCGCCAGCGCGGCCGGGACGGCGACAGTCGACTGACCGGCGGCGGCTACGTGATCCTCAACCGCCGGATCACGAACAACGACTTCTCCGGCTGGCACGCCTACACCGGCAGCAACCCGCACACCAGCCACGTCCACGTGTCCTTCTCCCGCACCCGCTACGACGACCGCGGCTCATGGGGAGTCACCGGAGGAGAGCCAGGACCGACGCCACCGTCCGGCCGACCGACGCTCAAGCAGGGCTCGACCGGGCAGGCCGTGACGCAACTTCAGGCGTTCCTGAACCGGGCTTACCCCGCGTACTCCAAGCTCGTGGTCGACGGGGCATTCGGCCCGAAGACCACGGCCGTGGTGAAGGAGTTCCAGCGCCGGTCCGGCCTCGCGGTCGACGGCATCGTAGGCGCGCAGACCTGGGCGAAGCTGGGGTTCCGCTGATGACCAACCACAACACCCGGCCACGGCCGATACTCGAAGCGATCCGCAGCGGAGCGTGGAAGACCATCCTCGGCACGCTCGTGGCGGCAGCCGTCTCCTTCGGTCTGCTCAACGGCCAGCAGGCGACACTGCTCGATAACATCGTCGCCGCGCTCGCCTCGCTGATCACCCTGGTGACCTCGTTCGTCGCGCAGCTGCACGTCCTCGGTCGAGCCGAGCCCCAGGTGACGCCCGTGGCGGACCCTCGCGACGACACAGGCACACCGCTCGTCCCGTCGCTGGTCACACCGGCCACGGAGCAGTAGCTTCTCCTCCCTGCCCACGGCGGGCTCCAGCCCGGCCAGCCCATCCCGCGAAAGGCCCCCGCCTGTTCCCGTTCAGACAGGCGGGGGCCTTTCGTCGTGTCAGCTAGCGGTCGCGAGCGGCGAAGGCAGGAAGTGGACGGTCACTCCCTTACCCATTAAGGAGTCGAGCACATCGCGGGCGGCCCTGGCCGACAACACCAGCAGCATCACGGTGTCGCCGTGCTGCACCCGCTCCAGCAGTGCGCGCCATCCCGGCGTGAGCTTGCCGCCCTGGCCGACGTCGGTGATCACGTGCGTGCAGCCGTACCAGCGCAGCCACCACCCCAACTCCTCCAGCACACCAGCCGGGGTCTTCGGCGGAACCTTCGCGTAGCCATAGGTCGTCATTCCAACCCCACGCAGGCAGGACCAACCGGCAAGCCTTGAGCCACGCGATACTGTTGGTAGGCGTCGAACACCTCCTGCGGCACCCGACCGCCTATCTCAAACCCGTTCTTCTCGCCCCACTCGCGCGCCATATCGCGGTACCGCTTCTTCGCGGCCTCGATCTTGACCGGCCCGTTCCGGATACTCCGAAACCAGCTCGGGTCGAACGACTCGACCTTCGGTATCGGCGCGGAGGCCGCCGGAGCTGATTTGGTGCCGCGCTTGGCTCGCGTCCGGCCCACGATCTTCTGCTTCCCGAGCCGACGGGCGGAGTCGAGATACGGCTGGATAGCTGCCCGAAGTTCCTCGGCGTGCTCGCTAGTGAGGTCGCTTCGCAGCGCTTCGCCGTCGAAGCCCCACAGGATCGTCTCGTCTGCGGCCTGCGTGCGGTCGAGGTCGTCGACGATCAGGGTCTGCGTAATTTCTGCCATCGGAGTTCCCCCTACGCGGCGCGAATGGCCGGTGACTTTCCTGTCTTGCGGGTTGCGATTTTTCGCACGGGCTTCCGCTGGGTCCGCGCGTCCTCTGCCTGCTGCGCCAGGAACCGGCGCACAACCGTGCGCGGGACGGCGAGCCCCTGCTGAAGGTAGCCGTCGGCGTAGGTGTACTCCCGAAGACCGACCCGCTCAAGCGTCGTCCGATCGAAGGTGTCCACGCCATCCGAATGACACCGTGAACACTGCAAACGCTCGGTCAGGCAGCCGACGTGTGCTCCCTCTTCCGCAAGGATATATCCGTCATGCGTCGGGTCCCAGTCGTGCCCACGTACACGGCACTTCAAGAACTCCGGCGGTGCGTTCTTCAAGTAATCGAGGACTTCGCGATCGAGCCC